TACTTATAATTCTATGTTTGACGTGTGTTTGTTTCTTTTCTCTTTGAATTCTTCGTATGAAAGCATAGTATATAATTTGTGTAAAATATGCAAAGGGATTATTGGATTTCTCTGGATTGAAGTTGTGTAAATATTGTAAACAATTTTCAATACCGTCTGCAACCATTTCATCTTTGTATGTATAATTTATAAAGTTAGGACGATAAGACAACCCTTGTGCTATCTTTAAAAAGCACGAACCAATATAATTAGATATAGGTGGTTTATCATCTGTTTCTTCCATCTCTATACATAGTTGTTTATATTCCTTCATCGCTTGAAGAAACTTCTTATTATCTACATAGTGTGGTTTTTGTTTTTTAATCATCCTAATATATCCTTGTAGTTAGGTCTTATACTACATCAATTTGGGGCTATTGTCAAGTTTTATTTTGTTAATGAATTGTCTTTTTTCGTAGTAAATCGCCGTATAAATCTTGCCACTCTTCTGTGCTGTCATACTCATCAAAAGCGTCTGATGGCATTTCATCTGCTAATAGTTGTTCTGGTGAGGGTAATTTACCCCAATCCTCTGATTTCATATTGTCCATTTTTGCAACAACATATTCGTAATATCTACCTAGTCCGATTGAAGCATCTATTCTTAACGTAACAGAATCACTTGGAATTTTATGTACAGTTTCATCTGTGAATGGTTGTAACCATCTAGATAATCCTAAAGTTTCCATAAACCCTTTTGGGCCGTGTTTGGAAAACAAATCCATTTTCATAGGGTCAGAAATCTCATAATGTTCATCGGTAGCTTTAATTAACTTACAGATTACATCTTCACCATTATTTAATTTGAAAACATGATATTTTTCATTACTCATATAATTTTACCTTTTCTACCTTATAGTTTAATTCTTCTGTCTTGTATATATTTAGTCTCTGTTGGAAATGTCTGTATGTGAAATTCTGTCTACTTAGATATGATATATCATCTGCAATATCAAAGATTAAAACGGAATCTTTATTATCGCCCTTACGCAATCCACGGCCAATTGATTGGAGCACTCGTACCCTACTTTTAGATGGTGATGCGAACACGATGTTGTGAAGATTGCGAATATTGATGCCCGTAGAAAATGTACCATAAGAAGCAATAATGATTGCGTTTTTTTCATTTTCAACAATTCCTCGTATCTCTTCTCTAGTTTTAGTTTCTGTATTACCGTAAACAAAAAATACCTTCTTATTTAAATCCTTTATCATATCATAGAGTGGTTTACCATGTTTCTCTACAAGTTGAAAAAGGATTAATGTGTTACCCTTTACAGTTTCCCCCAACTTTTTGATAAAATTGTTTCGTTTAGCATGTGAAACAATGTAATTCATTTCTTCTTGATAATCGTATTTTTTAACTCTTTTACACTCTTCTTTATCATGCTTTAAAACTATGCAGTTAATATTTAGTTGTGAAAGTGTTCCTTTATCTATTAATTGTTTTGTGGTAGTTACTTTTTGAACTGTGCCAAATAATCCCTCTAAGATTAATTGATGAGTTTCCATACCATCCAAAGTTCCAGTAAATCCAAATCTATATTTACATTCTGTAAGAAAAGTCATAATCTTAGTAAGACTTTTAGATTTAAACAAGTGAGCCTCATCTCCTATCACACAACCAAATTGATTAAAATAGGTTCTAGGCATCTTGTAAATTGACTGCCAAGTTGAAATAACTATAGGTAACTCTGTGTCTTTATCATGTCCAGAATATATCTTGTGAAGTTTTTTTCTATCCATTCCATAAGAAATAAAATCTCCATACATCTGTTCTACTAAAGATGTAGTTGGAACTATAATTAATATCTTCTTTTCTTGTAATAATTGATAATATCTAGTTAAGATATAAATTATGAGTGACTTGCCTGAAGCAGTAGGAGATACAAGAAAACACCTATTTTTTGATATAGCATGTTGGATAGCATCAATTTGATAGTCTCGCATTTTAATTTTTGTGGGAAGTATTGAGGAGGCGAATGTCTCCACATCTCCACGAATAACATTCCGCTCATTGTCGAATCCTTCCGTTTCTAAATTAATATTATTATCTTTACAAAAACGCTTGACATAGGCCATCAAGCCAGTATATAATGAACTTGTTCTTAGTTCATATAACCTTATCTTTCCATCCCATAAACGCCTTCGGTAGTGGGGCATATATTTGGCGCCTGGCACTTCAAAAGTAAAATAGTCTTTGAGGTTGTGTTCAACATCTTCATCAACATCACTAACCGTCATAAACACTTCATTTTTTTTGATTAGTTTCACTTTTTCATCCACCACCAGTAATAACTATATTTTTCTTTATAGTTCAACTGATTTTCATGTTCAGTTTTAAATTTTTTTATTTCACCTACTAACTTTAAATTATATAGGTTTGCAACTTCCTCTATAAAATCTAGTTCCCATCTCGTTCTCATAACTATATATTTTTTTGACCATTTATATATAATATTAAAGTCTGATAATATATCTACATTTGTCCATCTACGATTAAATGAGAACTCGTCTAAAGAAAGATTCATACTACCTAAACACATTACAACATCTGCACATTCTGGCTCAAACTTTGCCTCTTTTATTGAGCAGATATAATCTGGTTCACTAAATTTAAAGAACATATGTTTATGATCTTGTTTTCCATCCCTTCTAGCTATTTTTTTAGGATTTATTTGATCAAATCCTACCACATTCTGTATTCTTGATTTACTCCAATAACTACCACATCCTACATCAATGACTAAATTAGGATTTACTTTATTGATATCTTTAATTATATTTTCTCTTAATTCATGATTATGATGTGATACTATTTCCATTTTGAACCTAATACCCAACCCACAAGACTTCTTCTTATTCCGTTTGTAATTGGACGAACTCTGTGCCACTGGTCAGATTTAAAGAAAAGTGCTGTATCTGGTAATGAATGAAATGTTTCATATCTATCTTTAACAGCAGGCGAGTATATTTCTAAATCAAACTCTCCACCTTCAAAAGTGTCATTTAAAAAAACAGAGAATGACATTTTTCTTACTCTACCATCTTTATATGGTTCTGTGTGAGCATCTTGATGCCAACCATATTCACCACCTATAGGATACTCTCCATATTGTAATGGTTCTATTGCATCTATATCAAATCCCCAACCCCCATCTTGATTAACTTTTTTAGCAATATGTAGAAAATGTTCTCGTATATCTGCATCTTCTATAAAAGAAACATAGGAGTCTCTTTTAATTTTTCCAGTTTGATTATGAGTTTGAGCTGCTTTTGCACCCCTAACTCTATCCATAGTCATGGTTATTAAATATTGTGGTATTTCTTTAGTTATATAAGGCCATCCGTAAGACATTACATTCCATGCTCCCATTGTCTAAATGCAATAGCGTTTTTAATATCCCACCCTCTACCTTGGATAGATTTTAAAACACCATCAATATATTTGACAATTGTTTCAAGGTACATAATTTTATGTTCGATTTGAATGATATCTTCATCGGATTCTATGTATATTGATAAGTCTGTTTTTAATACTTTTAAATCAAACGGTTTTGTTGCATAAATTTTTGCATCAGCTTTACCACCGTAATATTCCCACTTATCTCTGTAAATAACTTTATACTCTCCTTTTGCTTTGTACAAAAGTAATTCGTATCTAGTTTTGTGGTCTAGATATTTTGCATAAAGTTCTTGGTTTTTGAGAGATTCGGTATCTAACTTTTCATCATTTACTACCAAGTCATTTGCGACTTGAATCTTCAATTCATCTAGTGTCATAATATATCCTTTGTTAATACTATTTATATCTTATTAATAGTATATATTTTATATCTAAAACTTACCTCTGCTGTTAAATTTTCTACATCCGTTGCTGCTTGAGTGAATGATAATGCACCTACCGATACTGGAAAAATATCTTCAAATCGTACTTCAACAATTGGATTATTTTTGTTTGATAATATAGTTAATGTTGCATCAGAATACATTGATCTGTCAGCAACAGCACTTCCAACTTGGTCAACCGATATAGTTCTAGCATCACTTGGTGTTACAGAGGTAGTATTTCTAAAAAATGAAAATTGACTTCTTTGTTGTGGAAAACCAATTCCAGTTAACCATCCATGTATTTCTCTATAATTTTCTAATTCTTCATCAACAATAAAAGTAATATCTAAATTACCATATGTAATATTTGTGCCTGGTATTGGTATATCTTTAAATGGTGTAGGTATAACTGCCTCCCCCAAAGTCAAGTCTGGAATAGATACCGCTGTAGTATTAAATTGCACTTTTGGAAGTTGCAATATATTAAAAGCAAATTGTGTAGGACTTGCATAGTCCAAATTTGTTGGTTGTCTTGACAACGGATTATTATCTACCACTACAAACTCCTTACAGTTATATCTTTATTTATAACGCTAAAAAAAAGGGGAGCGAACCCCCCTTTTAGTATTCTTTTTAAATATTACATTAAGTTTGAAACTTTAACTTTTCTGTAGTACTTATTAGTTGCAGAACTGATACTGATTGCACCGTTAGCAGCCGCAGCAACTGTTCCAGTGTGGAACGGATTAGCAGCGATACCGTATCTAGTTTTGAAACCAATTTTTGGTTGGAATGTGTTCTCACCAACTGCACGAACCATTTGTAGTGGAACGTATGGGCAATAGAACATACCAGCGTCATAAGGTGATGTACCTTTATAACCCACGACATAGTATTGTGAGTCAGATACGTTTGCAGAGTATGGGTCTACATAGACTTTAAATCTACCGTTCATAACACCAGCGAAAGTAGTTGATGTGTCATCTACGTTCAAGTTGTTATTTAGAGCAGGAGTATAGTCTAGAACACCAGCCATTTGAAGGGCGGATGCGACATCAGCGGAACAGATAATCATGTTACCTTTTCCTCTTCTTGTCTGTTGACCGATTGCGTTTGCATCTCTTTCAAGAGCGAACATCAAACCTTTAAACTTCTCAACTGACCATCTACCGTTTGAGTCAGTATCCAAGTCAAAGATACCAGCGTTAGTTGTATTAGTTTGAGCACCTTTTACAGCAGAAACATAGATGTTTCTTACAACTTCTCTGTTGATCTCAGCAAGGATTTCAGCAGATAGGATGTTTGCAAGTTCTGTCTCAGCATCTAAACCGTGGATTGCTTTTAAGTCTTGAGCAAGTTCCATAGTGTATTCTGCTTTAAGAGCACGTGTTACAGCAGTAACAGTATGCTTCTCAATTGAGAATGCCATTTCAGCGAAAGCATTAGAAGTAGTATCTCCAAGTGCTTCACCTTGTGCTGTTGTCATACCAGTTACGGTTTCGTATGTTCCAGCAGGACTGTCGTTAAGAACGGCAGGGTTAGTTGCTGTGTTTGTTACGTCACCACCACCAGCGTCACCACCAGCGTCTTGGTTTGAAAAGTCTGGCAGTGTCTCATCAACAAGAGCTTCTGCACCGTCCATTGATGCAAATCTTGCTCTCATTGCAAAGATTAAACCAGTTGGGCCTGTCATCGGTTGCACACCACAAATGTCGTATGCAATCAAATTAGGCAT